GTCTTCTAGGTGTGGTATCATTTTTTAGTCCTCATATTCTTCCCACTCTTCTGTAATACCGTTCCATTGCAAAGGAACTTCTTCTTTTAAGTCAACTTCATCCATGTGAACTACCGTTAACACACCGTTCAATTTAATTACAAAAACTTTTACTCGTGTGTCACCATGTTCTTCTACTTCTTCAACAGCTTTAATGGATTCTTGAAAACCGTAGGGATTTTGGGAGTCTGTTGCGAAGGCTACTTTCGTTGATCTTGTAAATGCTATTTTTTTATAACTTAACTTTATGTCTCTAAGTGATAAAATATTTTTCAGATAATTAAAATGATCATCACAGAATTCATACCACATTTCTGGGAATTGACGTTTTTTTTGATAAATTATCGTTAAAATAAATCTTTCTAGAATACTTGCATATGTTTCTTCTTTCCATTTTATGAAACTTAAGTTATCGCTATCCTCGTCATTACCTTCCCATTCTTTGGTTTCATGACATCCACCTTCTTTTTTAGAATTACAGACTTCTTTATAGAAGTCCCATTGGTATTCAACGCCTTCGAAATATTTTTCAATATCTAATTTTGTTTTTTCTAAGCTGTTCATTTTTTAGTCCTATTTATTTGAAAATTGCAAAACATGTCCTAACTGAAAACTTCCTAGCAATCCTATTACTTGAATTAAATTTCGCTCTTCATTGATATCTTTAATTACGTATAGATTATTCCTGTCAATCGTTAGCTTTACTTTTGTTCCAACTTTAAATTTTTTGTTGAACTTTTTCATTCTTCCGCCTCTTTCTCAATAGCGCATTGCTCACAATATTTCGGAAAACCTACTGGTTCACTATCAAGGTATACGCCACATGTTGCGCACAATATGCCTTCTAACATCATTTCTGCAATATCACTCATTTTTTATTCCTCCAATCTGCTACTACGAAAGACACAAGCATTACAACCATAAACCCTGAAACTATATTCATACCTAGAGACATCATTTTTATTTCCTCTCACTGTTAAGGATGGACAGCTCAAGCCGCCCAATAACCTATTCTAAATGCTACGTTATTTAATTTACCTTTTGCTTTTTTCATTCCTAGCTTTGTTCTTCTGTAACCTTCTTGCATGTCTTGTTTTTTGAAAGATTTACCTGTTCTATACCACCACTTTAAACTATATTTTTTCATTTTCTTCACCTCATTTGTCGTTAACATGATGCTATAGTACCATCGCATCACTGTATCGTCAATAGGTATTTAAACTATTTTTAAAATATTTTAATTATGATAGAGTTAATTATAATTTATCAATGAGTTAACTATGATTAAAAAAATGTGTGCTACAGAGAATCAGGAACATAAGGCGATTGTGAAATGGCTTAATTTGCATCCCATTCTTAAAGACCACTTCATTAAGATACATAATGAGGGCAGAAGAACTGAGGTACAGGGATGGAATTTGAAATGTATGGGATTACGCTCAGGTGCTAGTGACCTCTTTATTTATTACCCATCCAATGAGTTCCACGGATTATTTTTAGAAGTGAAACGCAATAAGAAATATTCAAAATCAGAAACATCAACGAAAACATGGATTGCCCAAGAGACATTTAAGAACAATGTTAAAAAAGTTGGATATGCATACGAGATATGCTATGGTTTTGAGGACGGCGTAAGAATTATTAATAAATATATGACTACTCCATAATTTTTATGTATAATTTTTAAGTCGTTGTTCATGATATCCTTTGATATATCCTTAAGTTGTTTTTTTCCCCGCTCTCCATGGCGGGGTTTTTTTATGTGAGACTTCATAATGACAATGCTGACAACTTTCCTCGAAACCCATATTTTGCGCTTGTTAGAACAAGCTTTTATAGCTCATGAGCCTCAGTTACAAGAAGAATTTTTGAGTCAAATGAGAAACATTTTTAATATGGGATCTATCTGGATCGAGAATAAATTAGAGGAATGTCAAAAATCATGATTATAACTAGATGCCCATGCTGCATGGGTAAAAGAACAATCATGGGTATGGGTTGTCTCATTAAAGAGTGTCCTCAATGCGATGGTGTTGGGCATATTGAAGCGAAGAAAAGTGATGATAAGATAGAAGTTAAGAGAGATAAACAATCCCGCGGTAAAGATCGAAAAGGTGGTAGAGATGAGTGAAGAACAAAAAAAAGTCACCGGAAGACCCACTAAATACACAGATGAAATAGCTGACAGAATCTGCGAGCTTATAGCCACTCATCATTGCAGTTTAAAGAGATTAACCGAGATGTTTCCTGAGTTACCAGACCCTTCAAATATTAGAAAATGGCGGTACAGATTTGAAGGCTTTCGAGCGAAATACGAACTAGCTCAACAATCTCACGCCAATATGCTCTTTGAAGGAGCAGTTGAAGAACTAGAAGAAATCAACAACTGTAGATTTATTAACCATAATACAGGCGCTCTAGACGTATCTCCAAATATTATTGCAGAGCAAAAGGCATTGGCTCATCAAAAATTAAAACATGCAGCAATTTTAAACAAACGTTATCGCGCTAAAGATGATGAAGAACAAGCCCCGCTCGATACTCTAGTCAAAATACGTGAGATGGTTGCAGAGTTTAATAAAACGAATGCTAGTGATGTATGACAATAATAGCTTACGGTTTTCTTACTCATAAATTTACCCCTCATATATCATTCATCAACAAGAAGGTTGGTGGTATGGAAATGGATTTAATAGACTATGCTTATCCTCCATTTCTATCAGTAAAATTAGATACAGAAGAATTAAAAGAGTTGATAGCATTTTTAAATAAATGCTTAGAAGAAGATCAAAAAGATAGTGACGTATGAAGATATCAAAAAAGTTAATCGATGAAGATAAATTCCTCACTGCCCTACATACAAACGCTATCGAAATACCGTTGGTAGGAAATGAGAAAATTGAAACCATGGCAAACTGCCATGAATGCATACTCATGATGACGTCAAAATCAAGAATGTTTAAAGTTTTTCCAATTGAAGATACATGGAAAGTTGAACAAGTTATTTACAATGAATGATTACGAACGCGCACATCTAATATCAGAACTACAATCAAGCTTCTTTCTCTTTATACGTACATTTTATCCCATCCTGACAGGCCGTGAATTCATCATATCTAATCCATTAAGCCGAGAATCTCACATAATCACAGTATGCAGGGAATTAGTAAGGTGCGCTAAATTAGAGTCATTACGCACAATAATAAACATACCACCAGGACATGGGAAAAGCACAATGCTTGCGTTCTGGATATCGTGGTGCATGGCTAAATATCCAGATAGTCGTTTTCTATACATAAGTTACGCGCAAACATTAGCAGCGACTCACACAGATACAGTGCGGCGCATTATGATGATGAAAGAATACAAGGAACTTTTTAATGTCGAACTTAGAGCTGACAGCAAGGCTAAGGATTTTTTCCAGACGACGGCGGGAGGTGCTGTTGGTGCTTTTGGTTCTAGTGGCGCTATTACTGGTAGGGATGCTGGGCTACCTGGGCTTGAAAGATTCTCAGGAGCACTTATCCTCGATGACCCACATAAACCAGATGAGGTATTTTCTGACACAATACGAGAAAAAGTAATACAGAATTACAGGGATACGATTCAACAAAGGGCAAGAGGAGTCAACGTTCCATTTATATTGATTGGGCAGCGCTTACATGAAGCCGACCTTTGCGACTATCTCTTGCGCGGTGAAGATGGCCATCATTGGAACGCAACAGTACTAAAATCAATAGATGAATCAGGTAACGCTCTATATCCCGAGGCATTCCCACTAGAGATGCTACGGATAAGGCAAGAAAGAGACATATATGTATTCTCTGCACAACATCAGCAAGACCCGCAACCCGCAGGTGGCGCTGTATTCAAAGCCGATTGGTTCCCCATGCTAGATTCAGAGCCTGAGATTATAAAGACATTCATCACGGGCGACACAGCAGAGACAGACAAGGAGTACAATGACGCAACAGTTTTCAGTTTCTGGGGATTGTACGAAATAGAGCTGATGGGTAAGAAAACGGGTGAGTATGGACTACATTGGCTAGACTGCTTAGAGACACGCATTGAGCCTAAAGACCTGAAAGAAACATTTATAGATTTCTTATCTGATTGCATGAGGCACAAAGTACCCCCTATGATTGCAGCGATTGAAAAGAAATCCACGGGCACAACGCTTTTGTCAGTCATAAAGGATATTCAGGGCATACAAGTGCGTGATATAAATCGCACAAGAGCAAGTGGTAGTAAAACACAAAGATTTTTAGAGTGTCAGCCATACACAGCATCCAAGCGTATCAGTTTTACGAGAGGCGCGAGACATATTGATAAATGTATTAATCACATGACTAAGATAACAGCAAATGACTCTCACAGACATGATGACATAGCCGACACGCTTGCAGATGCTATCAAGATTGCGTTGATTGATAAGTTATTGTCGTTCAACTCTCAGAATAAAGATGAAAGGGCAGCCAAGATTATGCGTAGCTCTAAGGAATATGCTATGGCTAGAAGTAAATTGTATGAGAGAGACTAAACAATGAAATGGTATTCAGTTAAAGAGCACGATCCTGTTTTATCAATATGCTGCGTATTGTTGGCTGCAAGAAGTAAAGCTACGGGCGCAATATATCTTTGGCTTGGTGAATGGGATGATGAGGATAGTAGCTGGAAGGGGTGGGATGATGAAGAAGATATAGAGGAAACCTATGATGTTGAAGTAACCCATTTTTGTTACCCAGACCCAATACCTAAGGTTTACGACAAATTGGTGGAAGATAAAGGCAACTAAAATATTTATTGAATCTTCATGCAATGAGTATGATTAAAGGTGATTAATGGACGAAATTAAAGCATTAAAAGAAAAGCTCAAGAAAAAGAATGATACGATAAAGAGGCTTAGAAAAGAGGCTATGCGCCAAGAAGATTTACATTATCAATATGCAAATCTCTATCATAGATACTTAAATAACTATGAAGCAATAAAAAATTTACTACCAACAAAATATTACAAAATAACTTTTCAAATATGGAAAGGAAAGGATATTTTGCATCGTGAGACACGCCTCATATCAGATAATCATTATTCTGTTGCTATATCTAGATTAGAAGAACACTACCAAGAAGAAGGAATTTTTAAATTAATAGACATAGAAGAAGTAGCATCTTAAAACAATAGATAAAAATAAATCAATTATGCTATATTGCTAGTCAAATAAAGCGCTTAAAAGGATTTTAGGCTATGAGCACAAGGGAAGACGCCCACGAAGAATTATCACGTCTCTGCAAATCTGTAGAAACAGCTTATATCTATTTCAAAGACAACTGTCAGCGTTTCCGCGACTTCAAGAACTACACATTTAGAGAAACCCTCACTGAACAACAAAAGGGTATGCTCACATCACTAAATAGACCGCAACTAGAATTCAATATGGGTGCTGCAAGTGTTTCCCGTAAACTCGGGGAATTTGCAATGCATGAGCCTTCTATCTGCGTATCTGCGAGTGAAGGCGTTCCTGTTGAATTAGATACCATAGAAACGGTTGAGGGTAATATCCGCCACAAAATACATGATGCTAACAAGAATTCATTCTCGAACGAAATCATGAAAGACATGTTGGGCGGTGGGTTCTCTGCCGGCAAGGTTTACACAGATTACCAAAGCTCCATGTCATTAAACCAGGATATTGTTTGGGAGAAATGTTTTGATGCCACCATGGTTGGGTTTGATCCTCTCGCTCGTGCATCTCATAAAGGCGACGGTAGATTCTCATTCGAAATGTATCCTGTAATTGCCGAGGACTTAAAGGTTCAATTCCCAAAAGTCCTATTAGCCACAAAAGCAGATAGCACTTATATAGAATCCTATCAATGGTCGTATAAGGATATGTATGACAATCATGTGATTCTAGTCTGCGACTTTTACGAAAAGAAAAAGAAGCGTAAGAAAATAGTTAAACTTGCTGATGGTAAAGTCATGACCATCAAGCAGTATGAGAAGATGCAAAAGTATTGGGATGATAATCAAATCATTGAACAAATCCCGCAAGTAGTTGCCTCGCGCATGACGGTCATTGATATAATTTGCAATTATAAATTCATACGAGATCAAATTCTTGAATATACGGAAACTGATTATTGTTATTTACCTCACGTATTTTTTGACGGCAATAGTGACATTTTGTGTAAAGGCCATACTAATACATCGTATCAATTCACAAAACCTTATTATTTTCATGCAAAAGGTGCGCAGGACATGATGAACTTTATGGGTATTGCTATTACCAATAGTACGGATAACCTAAGCTCATCAAAATTCATTGTCATGGAAGAAGCACTCCCCCAGCAAGAGGATTATCTAGACGCTATTACAAACCCACAGCGTGCTAACACTATCATCGTAAGAGCATATAGCGAGAATAACCCAGATAAGCCAATCCCAACTCCTATACGGGAAGTGCAATACCCAGCATTGCCTCCCGAGGTCATGGCTACATTCAATCAATCTGTGCAATTCATACAAGCAATACTCGGTAGTGGTGCATCAAATCCAGAGAATGCTCAAGATTACATATCAGGAAAAGCCATAATAGAAGCAAGCAACGCGGATAATGCAGCAGGGATGCCATACACGATAGGGTATCTCGCAGGACTTGAGCAGATGGCACGTATACACGTAGATTTGATGCCTAAGTATTTATTAGGAAAGCGCACTATTCCTGTTGTAAATAGAGAAGGGGATAAGATTTATCAAGATATCAATATCCCAGGAAAGCCCTCTCTTAATTATGAGTCAGGCGCACTTAAGGTTCAGATTGATGCGGGAGTTAACTTTCAGGTTGAGAAAAATAAGGCACTGCAAGCAATCATAGGACTTACAGGGTCAAACCCTAAGCTTGCCGAATTCTTCTCTAGTGACTTTGGCCTTCCAATTTTGCTTGATAACTTAACTATCTATGGCGCTGATAGACTTAAAGATGCAGCTGGCAAATGGATGGAGCAACAAAAAGAGCAACAAGCACAAGCTATGCAATTGCAACAGCAAATGATGATGAATGATCCACGCATGATTAAGGCGCAAGCTGATGTTAAGAAGGTTGAGATTGAAGAGCAAGAGTTGATGCTTAAAGCAGATCAACAAGAATTCGATAAACAAATAAAAGTTGCACAGTTAGCGCTCGATCAAGAAAGAGTACAGAACGAAGCTATTCTCACCCAACATGAAGCAGCGCAAGAAGAGGTCAATGCAGCAGTTCAACGCGAGAAAGCACAAGCTGAAATC